TTTAAAATTTAAAGGTATTGGAGATTCTTCAGAACAAGATGGGTCTTTTAATAAAGTTGCAATAAATGGTAAAAGTTTAGATTGGTCTTTCACATCTTCTGATTCTACTACTAGTATGAGTTCACTACCACTTTTAAATTATGATCAATGGAACTTTGTTCAATTAAGAAAGACAGAAAAAGGTTCATTGGATTTACATGAAATATTTATTAATGATTCTGCAGGACAAAACGATTCTGGAGTTGGTACATTAATATCTGCTAGAGAACCTTTTCTAAAAGATAAAATAACACTTGTAAACAATTCAGGAATAGTTGGAGTCAATATTGATGCTATTCGTCTTGTAAAAGGGAGCTCTCCAGCTCCTATTATATCTCCACCTGATTCAGACAGAGATCCTGGCACTGGAATAAACTATGATAAGTTTCCAGTTATACCTCCTCAGATAACTCCAACAATTACTAATAATAGAGTATCAGGCGCTACTGTTGTAAGTGGCGGAACAAGACTATTATCATCTACGCCAATATTTGCAGCTCCTACCGGAACACCTGCCGATTTTGCTGCAACAGTTCAAGCTGTTATAGATTCTAATGGAGTGGTTACATCATTCAATATTATTGATAGTGGAGACTTTTACACTGCTGCGCCAACAATAACATTAACAGCTCCAGGACAACCAGCACCTGGCCAACCAGTACCTGGTTTTGTTGTTGGAGAAACAGTACGACAAATATTACCTTCTGGTGTAATAGTTCATGGTGAAGTTGCAAAATGGAATGACTCAGATAAAAAGTTACATTTGATTCATGTTGGTAACAATGATAGTGACAGACAGTTTCACACACCAGTAACAGGTATAAAACTAACTGGTGTATCATCTACTGCCAGTGGTATTGTTACTGCTGTAACTGAAGACAATCAATTATCTGAAAATGAACAAAACACAGACTTTGGTGTAGAGTTCTTAGACTTCAGTGAAACTAATCCATTTGGAGATCCAAGATAATGTTTGGAACATATTTTTATCACGAACGGTTAAGGAAAGCAGTAGCAACATTTGGAGCACTGTTTAACAATCTGTATGTTCTAAGAAAGAATTCAGATGGTCATGTAATTAGTACAATGAAGGTACCATTATCATATGGTCCAAGAGTAAAGTTTTTAGATAGGATAAGAGAACAAGCAGACTTAACAACTGATACGAAAGTAGCTATCAAACTACCTAGAATGGCTTTTGAGATTACTAACATTTCTTATGATCCTACAAGACAATTGCCTAAAACCAACAATATAAATAAAGCTGTTGAAAACACAATACTAAGTCGTAAAAAAATATTTAGTGGTGTTCCTTATATTGTCAGTTTTCAACTTAGTATATTTTCTAAACAACAAGATGATGCACTACAGTTAGTAGAACAAATTATTCCATTCTTCAATCCTCAGTATACCTTAAATGTAAAACCTTTTCAAGAATTTCCAGATATTGTACAAGATGTTCCTGTTACTCTAACTGGAGTAGTAATGGCAGACGATTATGAAGGTGCACTAGAGGCTAGTAGAAGAGTAATAATATACACTTTAGATTTTGATATGCAGATATACTTTCATGGTCCAATATCTCAATCTGGTATCATTAGACAAGTGGATGCAAGAGTCTTTGAAGGTAATGTTGGTTTAGGATTAGGTACAGATTCAAATGTACCACTAGAAAAAATAACAATAACTCCTAATCCTATAGGAGTTTCAGCTGATAGTGATTTTGGTTTCTCTACTTCCATCATAGGAATAGATAGCGCAGAAGGATAGATTATGAATGATTCAGATACAGCTTCTGATGACTTTGAATATGCAAGAAGAGTCAAGCATGACTTACTTGCAAAAGGTTCAGAAGCATTAGATGACATGATGGAAGTAGCTAGATCTACTGAACATCCTAGAGCATATGAAGTTCTTTCTAACATGATGAAGAATGTTGGTGATGTTAGTGACTCATTACTTGATCTTCACAAAAAGAAAAAAGATTATAAAAAGAAAGAAGATCAAACTGCGTTGCCAGGAACAACTAATAATAATGTATTTGTAGGATCCACAGCAGACTTACAACGAATGTTGAAAAAAGAACCAATAGATGTCACACCAAAGGAATGATACCTACTTAGGTAATGTTAATGTAAAACGTGATGGTGTAACTCATAACTTTACTCAACACGAATTACAAGAATATTCTAAATGTATGAATGATCCATCATACTTTGCAAGTTCGTATTGTAAAATTATATCTTTGGATCAAGGTCTAGTACCATTCGAATTGTATCCATATCAGGAGAAAATGTTTGATACCTTTTCCACCAACCGTTTTAGTATCGTATTGGCTTGTCGCCAATCTGGGAAATCCATTAGTTCAGTCGCTTATCTATTATGGTTTGCTATATTTAATCCTGAAAAAACTGTAGCCATTCTAGCTAACAAAGGTGCAACTGCTGGTGAGATGCTTGCACGTATAACTCTTATGTTAGAGAACTTACCCTTCTTCTTACAACCAGGATGTAGAGCTCTCAACAAAAGATCAATTGAATTCTCTAACAATTCTAAAATAGTATCAGCTGCTACATCTGGATCTTCTATTCGTGGTCTTTCTATTAACTTATTGTATCTCGATGAGTTTGCATTTGTTGAACGAGCAGCTGAGTTCTACACTTCTACATATCCTGTTATTTCATCTGGTAAAGAAACTAAGATTATCATTACATCTACTGCAAATGGAATTGGTAATATCTTTCATAAGATCTGGGAAGGTGCTGTTCAAGGAGTCAATGAGTTCAAACCTTTCAGAGTAGACTGGTGGGATGTTCCTGGTAGAGATGAGGAGTGGAAAGAAGAAACAATAAAGAATACTTCTCAGTTACAATTTGATCAAGAGTTTGGGAATACATTTTTTGGTACAGGTGATACCTTAGTCAATGCAGAGACTTTGTTAAGTTTAAAAGCTGTACCACCTAACAGAATGTTAGAAGACAATTGTTTAAATATTTATGAAGACACCATAAAAGGTCACGATTATATTATGACCGTTGATGTCTCAAAAGGAAGAGGTCAGGACTATAGTACGTTTAACGTGATCGATATTAGCACAAGACCTTTTAAACAGGTTGCTGTTTATCGCAATAATCTTATCTCTCCAATACTCTTCCCAAACATTATTTATAAATATGCAAAAGTCTACAATGATGCATATGTGGTTATTGAAGCTAATGATCAAGGTGGAGTTGTTTGTAATGGTTTATATTATGATTTTGAATATGAAAACATGCATGTATCATCAGCTATAAAAGCAAGTGGTCTTGGTGTAGAAATGAATCGTAAAACTAAACGACTCGGTTGTTCTGCTGCTAAAGATATATTAGAAAATAAAAAGTTATTAGTTCAAGATGAACAAACTATACTTGAGATCTCTACATTTGTTGCAAAAGGTCAATCATACGAAGCATCAGATGGTAACCATGATGACTTAATGATGAATCTAGTATTGTTTGGATATTTTGCTACATCATCTTATTTTGGTGATATGACAAATATAGATGTAAAAGATATGTTGTTCAAACAAAGAATGAAAGAAATAGAAGATGATTTGGTTCCATTTGGATTTGTAGATGATGGAACTTCTGATATACCACAAAGAGAAGAAGGATCACCTTGGGCAGTAGAATACGTTCGAGACTTTTAAAATTATAAATAGTTAACAGTGAAGTATCGTATTATGGATCCGCATATAATTTTATTCTCGAGAGGAAAAAAACATGGCTTTTTCAGAATCTCCAGCAATTACAGTCAAAGAGATTGACGCATCAGGTGTCGTTCCTAATGTTTCCTCCTCGACTGGTGGTACTGTTGGACAATTTAGATGGGGGCCACTAAACCAAGCTACATTAGTTTCAAATGAGACTGATTTGGTTGAAACATTCGGAACCCCCGACCCTACAACGTCAGTTGATTTTCATTCAGCTGCGTTCTTTCTAAAATACACCAATTCGTTACAAGCGGTGCGTATTGGTGATAGTAACTGTGTAAATGCTTTTTCACACGACTCTGCTCCTGGTATATCAGATGGCGGTGGTGGTACAAAAGTACAAATTACATCAGAAGATAATTTTGACAATCAAAGATCGTCATTAGATACCGCAAAACACACATTTGTGTCTAGATGGGCTGGTTCGTTAGGAAACAGTTTAAAAGTATCAATGTGTGGTCACTCAACAAACACAGATAGTGCTTTTACAAATTGGGCTTTTAAGTCTAACTTTGATCAAGCACCTGGAACATCTTCATTTGCATCCACTAATGGAGCAATTAACGATGAAGTTCACGTAGCTATAGTAGATAGCGATGGTGAATTCACAGGTACTCGAGGAACAGTCCTTGAGACATTTAACTTCTTATCATTAGCTAGTGATGCAAAAAATGCAGATGGTTCTACTAACAACATTCAAGATGTTTTAAACAGACAATCTGAATATATCTGGATGCCTGGATATCCAAACCATTATCAGCAGGCAAATGCTGGAACTGCTGCTACTAATGGAAAAGACTATCAGATTGGAAACGGAGGCTCTGTACAAGAATTTGCGCTAGATTCAGGTGGAAACGGTTCAGCAGGTGCATCTCATATCTTAACTGGTTTTGATCAATTACAAGATAAAGATCAAATACAAGTTGACTTTTTGATATGTCCTGATACAGCTAACCAAACAGAAAACATCACAGTTGTAAATGATATAGTAAGTATCGCACAAGGTATCCGTAAGGATTGTGTTGCGGTAGCTTCTCCTGCTAGAGCAAATGTTGTTGGTGCAACTACACCAGTAACAAGCTCAGTAACTAATGCTGCATCATATACAAATTCATCTTACTTAGTTGTGGACAACAACTATCTAAAAGTGTATGATAAGTACAATGATAATTTTATCAACATTCCTGCCGCTTCGTCAACTGCTGGTGTAATGGCAGCGACTGACGCAAATGCAGCAGCATGGTTCTCACCAGGTGGTCCTCGAAGAGGTCAATACTTGGGTGTAACAGGTATTGCATACTCACCAAACAAAAGTGAGCGTGATACTTTGTACAGAAATGGAATCAACCCAATTGCAAACATTCCTGGTCAAGGACTATTGTTGTTTGGTGATAAAACCAAACTAAACAGACCTTCTGCATTTGATAGAATCAATGTTCGAAGATTGTTCTTGGTTATAGAAAGAGCAATTGCGCTTGCAGCCAGAAACGTAATGTTTGAATTCAACGATGAGTTTACTCGAGCAGAGTTTACAGGAATCGTAGAACCATTCTTACGAGAAGTGAAAGGTCGACGTGGTATTACAGACTTCCGTGTGATTTGTGACGAAACAAACAACACTGCTTCTGTAATAGACAGGAATGAATTTGTAGCTACGGTTCTAGTCAAGCCCGCTCGATCAATCAACTTTGTTACTCTTAACTTTGTTGCTGTTAGATCCGGTGTGGACTTCACTGAAGTCGCTGGCACAGTATAGCGAGGAGATAACAAATGGCTATTTTAGGAGTAGACGATTTTAAATCGAAAATCCGAGGTGGTGGTGCAAGACCTACGCTATTTCAGGTCACACTTAACTTCCCGGCATATGCAGGCGGTGATGCAGAAATGTCAAGTTTCTTGACAAGAGCAGCATCTCTACCTGGATCAACAATTCCAGAGATGATTGTACCATTTCGTGGTCGTCAGTTAAAGATAGCAGGTGACAGGGTTTTTGAACCTTGGGCTACTACTATCTTAAATGATACTGACTTTGTACTACGAGCTGCAATAGAAAGATGGATGAACGGTATGAACGCTCATTCACTTAACACTGGGCTTGTTAACCCTGTTGATTATCAAGCTGATCTAAAAGTAGAACAGTTAGATAAAGACGGATCTGTATTGAAGACATATCGATTCATTGATGCCTTCCCAACAGCTCTATCACCGATTGATCTTGGTTACGACCAAAATGATATCATTGAAGAGTTCACTTGTGAATGGTCTTATCAATATTGGACTTCAGATACAACTAACTAAATAGAGCAGGGGGCGGGACTGTTCCGCCCCCTCTTACTGTAGACTGAAGGACGGTACATGGCTGATAATGCAGGATTAAGGCTTTTTGGTTTTGAAATAAAAAGAACCAGAGCTAGTGAAAAGAAACAACTACCTTCCATTGTGCCCGCAGTGGATGATGATGGTGCAGGTTATATAACTGCAGCAGGGTCTCACTACGGCCAATACTTAAATATGGATGGTGATGAATCAAAAGATAATCACCAGCTGATTAATAAGTATCGGGGTGTAGCAATGCACCCAGAAGTTGATGCCGCTATTGAAGATATAGTTAATGAAGCTATATCTGGTAGTGAGCTAAAATCTTCTGTTGACATTGTTATGGATCAAGTTAAAGTATCCGACTCTATTAAGAAAGTTATCAAAGAAGAGTTTGATAACATAGTTTCTATGTTAAAGTTTAATGATCTTGGACATGATATTTTTAGACGTTGGTATGTGGATGGTAGAATATATTACCATTTAGTTGTTAATGAAGCTAATCTCAAAGCAGGAATTCAAGAAGTACGACCAATTGATGCTGCTAAGATTCGTAAAGTTAAACAAGTGAAAAGGAAGAAAGATCCTTTAACTGGTGCACAACTAATTGAAAATGTAAATGAATACTATATTTATCAGGAAAAACCTGGTGCAATGTCATCAGGAATTAAATTAAGTCTTGATGCTATATCATATACTACATCTGGTATTTTGAGTCAAGATAGAAAGAAAGTGGTTTCATATCTACAAAAAGCATTGAAACCA